TTCCTTCAACCACGATACGTGTTCGCCGTATTCGTGATGGATATGTTCAAATTGTAAATCAAAGAGTTGTTTACTTTAGAAACTTTCAGGGTAGAGAATCAAATGTAATAACTAATGACAATAGACCAAATGAACTTATTCATATTAAAAAATATTCACCTAAAACCTCATACTATGGAGTTCCAGACACAGTAGCCTCATCAGTTGCCATGGTTGGAGACAACTTAGCGGGTAGATATAATATTGACTACTTTGAAAACAAAGCAGTTCCAAGATATATAGTTACTCTAAAAGGAGCAAAACTATCATCTGATGCAGAAGATAAGTTATTTAGATTCTTACAATCAGGACTTCGTGGTCAAAACCATAGAACTCTATACATACCACTTCCAGGAGATTCAGCAGATAGTAAGGTTGAATTTAATATGGAACCAATTGAAAATGGAATCCAAGAAGGATCATTTGAAAAGTATCGTAAATCAAACCGTGACGATATTTTAATGGCTCACCAAGTTCCATTCTCTAAAGTAGGTGGGGGTGCTGGAGTTTCAATAGCATCAGCCTTATCCTCTGACCGTACCTTTAAAGAACAGGTTGCAAGACCAGCCCAAAGAAACTTAGAAAAGGTAATTAATAAAATTGTTAAAGAAAAGACAGACATGCTTCAATTTAAACTTAACGAACTAACCCTAACTGACGAAACTACTCAAAGTCAGATTGACGAAAGATACTTGCGTATGCAGGTAGTCGTTCCAAATGAGGTTCGTGAAAGACTTGGCTATCCATCTCGTATGGGAGGTCAAGATCCTATTGTCTTGGGTGCTCAACAAAGAGCAGAAGTAACATCTCAAGCAACTGGAAATAGAATGAGAGATCAACAAAGAACTGACAATAATAGCGATTCTCCTTCAACCACTACAGGCAGAGGTCCTGGTGGCGAGGGTAGAACTGTACTGTAAAAGTTACTTTTTTTAAATCTCTTATAAACACTTATATAATGGAAGTAGTATGACTAATTTGCATAAAGCATTTTGGCACTCTGAAGATAACTCTATCAAGTTATCCATGCCAATTGCCAAAGTCGATAAAGAAAGACGAATGGTTTCAGGGTTCGCAACCCTTGACAATATTGACAAGCAGTCAGATATTGTCCCAACAGATGTTAGCATTAAAGCCTTTGAAAGATTCAGAGGAAATCTTCGTGAAATGCACATGCCTATCGCAGTCGGTAGAGTAATGTCATTTAAGTCTGACAAATTTTATGATAGAGAAGAAGATAAATTTTATAATGGAGTGTACGTAGATGCATATATTTCTAAAGGTGCTCAAGATACTTGGGAAAAAGTTCTTGACGGTACTCTTTCTGGCTTTTCTATTGGTGGCAGCATCAAAGATACTGAGGATCAATACGATCCAGAAATGGATAAATCCATTAGGGTTATTAAAGATTACGAACTCCACGAATTATCGCTTGTAGACAATCCAGCAAATCAATTTGCCAACATTGTATCTATTCAAAAAGCAGAAGATGGACAAAATACTTTTGAGGGTATAATGACAAAAATGTCACTTGAAAATGTATACTGGTCTAAAGATAATAGTCTAGTTAGACTATCTAAAGAAGAAGATCAAAGATCTGGAGAAGTTTTAATAGGTTTTGTTGAAACAACAGATGAAGAAAAAAACGATGTAATTAAAAATTTAATCAAATCATATGGAACTATGACAAATGAAAATGTTCCTAATAAAAACCCAGAAACAATTAAACCTAAGAAAAAGAAAGATGAAGACGAAGAAGATATGGACAAGGCTTCAAATATTAGAGTTGGCGACATGGTATCTTGGAACTCAAGCGGTGGAACCGCAAGAGGTAAAGTTACTAGAGTCGTTCGCAATGGAAAAATAAAAGTTCCAAATAGTTCTTTTACTATTACAGGAACTCCAGAAGATCCAGCAGTTGCAATCAGAATCTACCGTGACGGTAAACCAACTGATACTATTGTTGGACACAAGATGAAAACTTTAAGAAGATCTTCATCTAAAGCAGAAGGTATTGACTTATCTTCTGACAATTCCAAAAAGGAGGGGAATGAAATGGCAAAAACAAAACAAGAATCAGCACCAGTTGCTGAAGAAACAAAAGTTGAAAAAACAGTAACAGCAGAAGACGAAGTAGTCGTTGTAGACGAAATCGTTAAGTCTGAATCTGGAGATGCAGAAGCAGCAGCAGAAGCAGCAGCAGAAGCAGTAGAAACAGCAGCCGAAGTAGAGGCACCAGCCGAAGCAGAAGCAGTAGTAGAAGCAGCAGAAGCACCAGCAGAAACTGAAGTTGCAGTTGAAGACGCTGCCACTCCTACTGAAGAAGCCGAAAAAACAATTGAGGCTACTGACTTAGAAAAGGCTGTAGAAACAGTTCAAACTTCCGTAGATGAAGTTAGCAAATCCGTTACAACAGCAGTTGGAGATTTAGTGGCAACTGTAAAATCAATTAATGATCAAATTGCCGAATTAACAAAGAGCATTGCCAATGTAAATGAGGAAATCAAAAACATCAAAGGTAATGTAGAAGAGTTTGGAAAGCGTGTCGACTCAATAGAAGACGATACCGCTATCCGTAAGTCTGGCGACCTCGGCGGGGTCGTGCAGGAAAACAAAATACAAAAAAGGTCGATGTGGGGCGGGCGTTTCCTCAATTCCGCTGACCTCTATCGTTAAACAATTCACTGGGAGGTGAAAAAATTATGTCAGAAGAACAAATTTTAGAAAAGGCCGCTGTAACAGGCGTTATTGCTTCAGGAGGCGTTGGTGGAGTTGCTACTCCAGCATCACAACTTGGACCAGTAGGAACCGCAAAACCATCAGATGGTGGCGGTATCTTAAACGCAGAACAGTCACGCCAGTTTATCGAATACATTTTCGATCAACAAGTTCTTGCTCGTGATGGTCGCCGTGTAACAATGCGTGGCAACACAGCAGAACTAGAAAAATTAAACGTTGGTGAACGTGTTATCCGTGCTGCTGCACAAGCAGACGCTGCATACACTAACGCTGGTGTTACTTTCACAAAGGTAGAAATCACTACAAAGAAGATTCGCCTTGATTGGGAAGTATCCTCAGAAGCACTTGAAGACAACATCGAAGGTGCAGGTTTAGAAGATCACTTAGTTCGCACAATGACTCGTGCATTTGCAAACGATCTAGAAGACCTAGCAATCAATGGAACAGGAACAGGCAGCAATGCATTCCTAAACATCCTTGAAGGTTTCGTTGTTAAAGAATCAACTGGAAACAGTGCAACTTATGGTACAGACGTTGAAGACTTACAAGGATTAGTCCTTGCAATGCCACGTAAATACCGTGCTTCTCGCTCAGCAATGAAATTCTATGCTGATACAGAAACAGTTGCAGCAATCATCAACGGTCTAGGCTCAAGTGGTAACTTACCATCAGAGAGAATCGTAGAACGTGTTATTGATGGACAAGCACCACAAACATTAGGTGCTCCAATTCAATACCGTGTTCTTGGTATTCCTTTGGTAGAAGTACCTTTGATGCCAACAGGATTCGTTTCCTTAACATTCCCAGAAAATCGTATTTGGGGATTCCAAAGAGACGTTACTGTTCATCGTGAATTCCAACCTAAGAAAGATACTATTGAATATACTACTTTCTTACGTTTCGGCGTTCAAGTTGAAGAAACCGATGCAGTTGCTTACATGCAACAATAATCGTTTCTAAACAGAAACTATAGAAGGGGGGACAGTAAAATGTCTCCCCTTCAACATTTTATATAAATGATATAATTAGTAAGGAGGATTTTATTTTATAATATGGAAATATTAAATGAAAGAGCCTATAAAAAAGTTACTAACCTTACCGCAACTTTTTCAATCTCTCCAAGCGGAACATATACATTAGATTATGAAGATCTATATACAGGAGAATTATTCTCAGCATCAGCAACAACAGTGTCTGGTGCAGTAACATTTACACTTGATGAAAAATATTTAAACTACACTGGAAACTTAAGTGCTTCAGTCAAAGACTCAAACGGAGATACTGTAATACTAACCAATATTGATATTGTAAGACCATATTGCAACTTAGATTCTATAGCAGCAGCATTGTCAATTACTGGCGGTAGTGAAATAGAATATGAAAGACTAGCAAGATATATTATAGATTCTCAAACACAACCATTTACATTTATGAGAAAAGAAAAAGATATTGTGGGTATGGGAATGGACTATCTACCTATTGATGAAAAGATTTATAAGATTTATAAAGTATATGAAAACCAAGAAATTCAATATGATTCTACCCTTACTTCTAATGAAAATCTAGTTACATATGAAATTACTAGAGATGGAACCTCTATTACCAATGTTGATGACGAGGCTCCAGAAAACAAGATTAATAACAAGGTAGTCTGGCGTGAAAGATATCTAGACTCTGCTTTTGGAGAAGGGTCAGAATACCGTGTTGATGGAGACTTTGGGTGGAAAGTAATCCCACAAGATATTCAAGAAGCATGTGAAATGTTAATTCAAGACATTAAGTCAGACAATCTAAAATATATAAATAGATATATAGAATCATTTGACAACGAAGACTTTAAAATTAAATTTTCTAAAGGCCCTAACACAGGCACAGGTAACATGATGGTTGACAAAATCCTGGAGAAGTACAGAAACAGGCTCCGTATCGGGGTATTGTAATGATACTTCCTTCATCAACTCTTGACGATATATTATTCCCTATGACTGCAGACCTTTACTATGCAGAGACTATTCAAACTGAATATGGTAATGTTTTAAAAAATTGGAATAGAGATAGACAAATTAGTTGTTCTATTATAAGCGAGTTATCCCAAAGAGGATTTGCTGGAGAAGTAAAAACAAAGGGTACAGATTTAATATATGATTCAAATGCATTTTTAAGAACTAAAGAGGATATTAGAAAGAAAGCCAATGGTAAATACTATCCTATTACTGATATTGCTATAACTAATATTAAAGACCCATCAGGAAACTATGTATGGATAAATGGTCAAAACTTAAATAATTCAGCAGGGGCA